GCACCATCAGCTAAGAATAAATCTGAGAACTCTAAAGAACTAGTTCCTAAAGCTGCTCCGTCTGAAGCATCTGGCACAAAAGCTGTAGTAGCTGTGATTGTTGTTCCTTGAATTGTACTAGAACCTGTGACAGCTCCTGTAACTGCTAGAGTACTTGATAGCGTAGTAGCTCCTGTAACTCCAAAAGTTCCTGCTACTGTACCATTTACATCTACGTCAAGTGTATCAATATGTGCAGTACCATCTATGAAAAGGTCTTTAAATTCTAGAATGCTTGTACCTAAATCTATATCGTTATTTATTACTGGTACAACAGCTCCGTCTTGTATTCTAATTTGTTCTACTGCGGAAGAAGATACTTCAACAAAGAATCCCCATCTATTGTTTGTACTATCTACAACTATTTTATTAAGGAAATCTAAATCTCCTATTGTGTGAATATTACCACCATGTCCGTCTGTCCCATCGTGTCTGTGCCCAGTAGAACTAGCACTACTTGAATTGTACGTAAATGCGTTTACTAATTGGTTATATTCATCATTAAATAAAGCTGCTGTGATAGTATCTCCATCACTAAATGAACTTTGTCTAGTGTAACTTTGTGCCATGTTTATTGTCTCCCTGAAGGTACGTAATCTACATAAATCCCATTAATTGTATAAGAATCACTTTGATCGTTGCTAAAAACTTTAAAATAATTACTATGTCCACTTCCCTCTACAGTCTGTCTAGTAATCGGATCAGAAGGTGCTCCAAATGTATAACCACCTGATGTGCCAAATGCTGCATTATTAAATAAAGAAGGTTTATCAACTCCTAAACTATAATCAGCAGGTTGTGGAATATCTGTATCATCATAGTCATATCTAATCTTAAAACTTGGAGCAATATCACCTTCTGGTGTTACTGATAGTTTTACATACTTTAAAGTTTTAAGTGTTCCTAAATCTCCATAATCTAAATCTGGTGTCTGATACTCTGCATTAATATTAGTTGCAACTGTTGCAGGATTAAAACTAGTTCCGGTATCGTGGTTGTATACATAACCTGCATAATCTCCATGATAATGTTTTTCAATTCCACTTGAATTAAATCCTGAAGCTGCTGCTGAACTAGCATCTATTCCTAAAGTTTCAGACCATTGAAACTGTGTAGCTCCTTGAGCGTCTGTTTTAAGTGTTCCTATAACGCCCTCTGTTGCTGTTCCTGTAGAACTTGTTCCATAGTATAAGCGGTATTGAGATTTATCCCTGATAACAATACTGCTTATATTATAGGTATCTATATTATCAGCTATGTCTTTTATAATTGGTTGTATTGATCTACTAACAGTTCCTAACTCAACGTCACCAATTCTTACTGTACCTGCTAATGTTCTTATTCCGTCTGGTGCTAAGAATACTAAGTCACCACCAATCTCCTGAATACTCTTACCATCTAAACAACCTATGTTTTGTGTAATTGGTGAAACTGAAACTGTAGCATTAATATTCTGTAATTTCCAAATACTGTTCTTACAGAATATTATTAAATCATCCCTAAAACTTCTTAGCCCTACTACTTGATCATCTAATACTATATTACCTGCTGTTCCTCCTGAAAAATCGTCAATATCATTAACATCACTATAGTAAATTGTATTAGCTGCTGTAGATGCCCCTGCTACTACTAAGTGTTTATCATGCATAGTACAGTATTTAGGATATGTAGTACCATCTACTGTAATCTCTTTAGCAAAATAAGTTCTATCACTTAATGCTCCACTTCCTGTCATTTTGAAGTAAAAAGGTTTAACACCTGATCCTTCATCAGTAATTATAACTTCTCCATAAGTTGTAGCACCTTCATAAGTTACAAAGTGAACTTTACCTTGCGATGTTCTCGCTAATGCACTACGTCCAGAAAAGGTACTATAGTTATCTCCTCCACCTGCTACGCTATCTCTATTAATCTGTAGCCAACTTGTTCCATCTAAACTAAAATATATATTAGTTCCTGAACAAGCTATAACTCCATCAGCATATACATGAAGTCCTAATATTGGATTTGTACTGTTTGGTCTAGCTACACTACCACCACCAAATACTGAAAATCCATTTATTCTTCTATAACCACCTGCAACATCAACTTCAAAGTTTCTTAGCCTTGTAGCTGATCCGGGTCTACGTAAAAGTTCAAAAGCACTAGAAGCTTTGTCTAGTCCTCCTTCACATGATAATGCGTATGGTTGTGATGGCATTATATATGATCCGTTGACATGTATTTAGGTACAGGATTCATTAAAGATGATTTCATTCTTTTTAATCCTTGTTTATAATCTTCTAATGCAAAAGCTGCTTGTTGTGGAGCATCTTTAAACTGATGAAAGTGGTATCTTGCTCTAGCCATAAGAACAGGAACAAATACATCAGGAAAAACTATTGTATCTCCATAAGAACTTAATGCTGTTGGTAAATCCCAAGCAAAGAACCAAACTCTATAAACTTTATCAGGTATTGGACTTATTCCAAACTTTCTTGCATCAGGACTACGAATAACATACTTAGGTTCACCATAGGTTTGAGTATCTGCATCATCAATATTTTCAGATTCTCTTAAATGATCTTTCCATTCTTCAGTAGTAACAAACTTTAAATTTTTACTAACGTAAGGAGTACTTGCTCCACTAACACCAATAGTAGTAAGATAAAAATTATCCCAATCTACTGAACCATAATCAGATGTAATACTTGAACTAGATTCTTTTAATTCATACCAACGAGTTCCTGCTGTAGTTTCTACATAGACATTACCATAAAAAGGATCAGTTGCTCCACTTTCTCCTGTTGCTAAGAATGCCCATTGAGGCTCATCCATAACTATATCATTATAGGCTCTATTGATAACATCTTTAGCATGACCTTGTATTCCTATTGCACTACCAAAGTTTGCTGAAGTTAAAACAACTTCATTTAATTCTCTAAGAAGTTCATTGGTTAAAGTTAAGTAGGTAGTTGCCATATTATATTTTTACTTTTGTGTATGCTTCGTTTTGAACAGTAGTTGGATTGTCTTTTTTATATGTTCCTTTTTTAGTTCTTGCACGAACTGTTTTAGTTCCAAAGTAATAGTCCATTCTTTTTGTATATCTGTTGAACCAGTCTTCTTGCCACTTTTTAAATTCTGTTTGATTCCAAGATGTTATCATTTTATTTTCCTTTTAAAGTGTAAGGGAGAAGCAAACATAAAATTCCTTCTCCTCTTACGAGTCGATACTACTAACCCGCTTGAGTTGTAGTAATTCCGTCTTGAACTTTACATTGTCCGTCAAGATACCAGTTAGTACCATCAGACCATACATGGACATAATCTCCATGAACTGCCTTGTTGGCTACTAATGAAATAGTATCTGCATCTGTTACTGTAGCTACGCTTCCTGCTGCATCTTCCGGAGAAGATACATTACCTACAATAATATTAGCACTAGATGCTGTTACTATTGTATGCGTACCTGTAGGTTCAGTTGCTCCGACATAAAACCAATACTCTAAACCTGCTGCGGGAGAAGGTAGAGTTTGTATTCTAGCTGTTGCAGTATTCATAACAAAACGAGTGCCTGATTCGGCTGCTGTAATGGTATTAGCTGCTGTTATTGCTTCTGTGTCTGAGGGCTTCTGGACTTTAGTTGCGAGTTCACGTACATCGCCTACTCTTGCTGAGTTACGACCAGTATCTCTTATATTTACTATTGCCATATTGTTTACCTCTAAATTTTATGGGTTAAAAAAAGAGGAGGAGTCCGAAGACTCCCCCAACTTAAGTGTTAGTCTATTCCGTAGAATGCACCAACTAGAGCTTCATCTCTTAGTACTTTCGCACCAAACACATGAAGACCTCTCACAATGTCACCAAACGATGTTGGGTCTCTCAAAACTTCTGTTGAAAGAATTGTGTTTGCAGTCGCAGTAGATGATATGTGACCTGCCAAACATTTACCGGCAGCATTAGATGTGTCAGCTATGTTGTTTGACTTGTACATGTCAAAACCACGAAGTTTACCACTAGAAACTAATCCGTTTCTAATAGAGCCTTGTCCTGCATTGTAATCTACTGATAACAATTTAGAACTAGAGCTTCCTAGCACTTCGTAGAAGTCAGGACCTGCAACGAACCATCTACCTTCTTCAGGTACATTTTGATCGTCTAATAGTCTTGCCATTCTACCCATAAGGTCTAGAGGGTCATGTTCACTAGAATCGAAACCGATGTCTAGGTTACCTGTTCCATCAAAAGTTCCGGCAGCTAAATCAGTAGCTGAGTCAGAACCTAACACGTGGTTAGGTGATGAAGCAGATAGACCTGCAAACATAGTTACAAGTACAGCAGCATCGTAAGCATCTTTCAATGCGTATGCAGCAGAACTTGAAGCAACTTCTTTAAAGTTGACATGTGACATATTTGTTTCAATATCATCTACGATGAATTTAAACGCATTAGCACTATCAACAACCAAAGATGTTTCTTGGTCTGTCAGTCTAGTTTCTGTAGTATCAGTATTTCTAGTATACGCTTCTACAGAGATAACGGGTTCTTTGATAATCTTTACTGAGTCTCCGAAAGCAGATATTTCACCCGAATAATCGGTATTTGTAATAGATTCTATAACAGACGATTTTCTAAAAAAGTTTAAAACCTTTTTTGAATAAACCGAAGGTAAAAAGAAACTATTAGTTTGTCCACTTACAGAGTTAGCAAAGTTAGCATTAGTATCCGTTGAGGGTTCAAAATATTGAGCCATGGGATATTCTCCTTTAAGTTATAGTTTATTTTATGATTCTGCCTTCTTGCATTGCTTCGCTGATTTCACTTTCGTATTTATCAAACTCTGCAACACTCATGGCAGCAATCTCTCTTTCAGACCATACTTTCTGTTGGTTTGGCTTCACACTAGTTGTTTTAGTGGAAATCATATCAGCAGCAGATTGTTCAGTCTGTTTAGAATTTGACTTAGTTTGTGTAACTTCTTGAACCTCTAATCCAATATCCTTTTTAAATAAGTCTAAAGCTCTACTAGCTAAAGTTGCATCATCTGGGTTATTAAAAATCCACTCTTTAATAGCCTCTGGCTGCAAATTAGCCCAGTCTTGAAACTCATCACTGTTTCTAATTTCATCAAAATCAGGATGTTTTTCTCGAAGATTCTTTTCAGCATCTCTACGAACCAATTCATTTTCTCTATCTTGTAGAGCACTAAGTCTCTCTTCTAGAACTTTTGTCTTTGATTCACTTTGCAAATGAGCAACAGTTTCAACAACTGCCATTACATCTGGATACTCTTTTTTAAACTCTTCTAGTTCTTCTTCAGATTTAGGAGCTTCATACTCTGGTCTGTTTAAAACAGCTTCTTGTATTAACTCTTGTTCTCTAGCTTTAAACTCATTAAGTTTAGAATCGTAGTGCGTTTTTAAATCATCGTATCGTTTTTTATAGTTAGGTTGCTTATAAGGTTTATCCTTAGTTGCTTCTACTTCTTGTTTTTCTGCTTCAATGGCATCACTTTCGTCATGCTCAGTTGTAGCTTTAGTATCAAAAAATAAACTATCTGACGATACAAAAGGTTTATCTTTTACATCATGCCAATCTTTTTTTGCATTATAAGGGTTGGCTTGTTGCGGTT